CCCTGTTCCAAGAGCATCAAATAATTCATCAGTATTAATTTCGTCACTATTTTTACCAAATCCATTATCGTCTCCTATATATTGTATACAAGATTTAATTAAATTTTCAAAATTAATTTCACTAATAGTATATTCTGTTTTTCCTATATTAATAGGCGTGGTACTACTATATACAAATTTTTTTAAAACTTTATCATATTTTAATGGATGTATAGTTACAACATGTTTTGTGTTTTCTCCCGATTTGGCATCAATAGATAATAAAAAAGACCTTCTTCCTGGTTCCCCTTTACTAGGAACACTAATTAATATTTTATTTCTATAAATTAAACCCGATCTTGATTGGGATTCTTCTCCCTTTTTAACAAGAGCAGTTAAAAGGTGCTCTCTAAAATATTCATAGCTATCTTTAGAAGCTATATCTTCTTTAGAAAGTTTATACAGAGCGCTAAAAGTACTACCTAAAAATGCATAAGAAGCTTCTGGACTTAACAATTTATACGTATATGCTAATGCTCTTGCATTAAATGCATTATTCTTAAGGCGTTCAGCTACTTCACTAGTTCTAGGATCACGAATTGTAAATGCACCAAGAAATTCTTTCATAATATTCTGTGCCTTCGTTATACTATCTTCGCCAATAAGTTTTTGTTGTTCAGTAGTTAAATACCTATATTCAATTTGTCCAGCAGCGAATCTGCCAATATTTGCAAGATTATATAGAGTAGCAAGATCAACATAATGGTGTGTATTAACATCTAACACTGGAATAACTGAACCTCCTACTTTAACATGCATAGTTACATTTTGTCTATTTTTAGGAACACGTTGTTTATTCTTATCATCATCCAACCTATGATGATCAACAGATTTAACAGAGAAACCATGAACAATAGAACCATTTTCTTTTGCAATTTTAAAGATTTCATTAAAATCTTCTTCCTCTAAAATTTCACAATCCGAAACTAGACTAAAAGAATGGCCTGTATTATTCGCTAATCACTTTTTTGTATCCTCCCCATTAGAAGTACTATCAATAGTTGTTGAATTAGCTACTGCACCATCTATTGCTTCTTTTTTTATAGCCAAAATTCGAGGTTTTGAAGTAACCCCCAGTGCTTTTCCTACTTTTTCAACACTAACTTTAGAAATAGATTTTCCTTCTTTAACTCGCCCACATAAAGCTCAGAATTCTTCAGCTTTTTTAAAGATAGAAGTTTCTCTAGAAACCGTTGTCTGTCCAGATAAACTGCCCTCTACTACTGCAATTGGAATATACTTAACTATATCCTTAGATAAGGATGCTCTTCAGTATATAATTGAATTTGTCCCCTCATTATTTGCATATGCAATAAATGTATGTTCTTTCTCATCATTTCATTTACTGCAGATGCTTCCAATTAAACCTTTAAGTTTTTCAGGAGCAAGAGATTTTAATGTGGCAATATGATGCCTTTGTAATTTAATATTATAAATACTGGCTGATGCAAATTTTCTAAATAAAGTCTGCATCTTTGATTTTTCAAAATCACTAAGTCCAGCAGTTAATGCATATTCCCCAATACAAGTTTCATTTGCTAATAGTCCAGAATCGCTCTGCACTCATTCTACATATCGGTTTCAATCTGCTGCAACCCTTCCATTAGTTTTAAGAGAAGAAATTCGTTTATTTTTTTGATCTTGAACCTCTTGCTTAAATTCTTTAACAGTTTCGTCTATTTGATCAAAAGTTCCCTCATTATTAGACTCAATTAAAACATTCTTTGGAGGCTCAATTTGAACTCCTTCCTCAATATAGTCACCCTCTTTAAAAATTTCATCAAGAGCTTCTTCTTCACTAAGAGGTTTTTGGGACTCTTCGCTTTTTGCAGGAGTTTCTTCAGTCTGAGGGGTTTTTTCAACCATATTAGGATTAACTAATCCATAGATAGGTTGTTTAAATTTAGCATATTTTTCAAAGCTTCCTTCATCATTGATAGCAGTAGCGAGTCCTTTACTTGAATTTTCAAGATCGTTACTAATCGATAAAGCGCTAAGATCAGAAGCTATAACAGAACCAATCTTAGAACGTCCGACTAATGTATAAACATCTTTTAATCCTAAAAGTTTATTTTCAGAATTGAAATCTTTACCAATTACCACAAAGTCATATTCTCTACCCTGAACTTCGGCAGCAGTTAATACTGTGATTTGTGGATCATTATATTTAGTTTTTGCATTTGGATCACCAACAATAACACAAACACTAGGAACGCCACCATGTAATGGTGTAGAAAGAGCTTTAAACTTGTCAATATATTTTTGTATATCACTGCCATTAATTATTTTTTCTCCAACAAAAGTATTTTCGTCTTCAAAATATTTTAATTTTATTGGCAATCCTAATTTAACTCTTTCATCAATTATGCGGGCGGCTATATCTTTTGTTTTATTGTCTCTATATTCAAATTCAGCAGAAACGGCGTCTTGTATTGCATCTAAAGTTCCTTTTAAAGATTTGTAATTATCTTCTTTGGCAGCATTAGCAAATCTTAAGCTTTCACCTAAAGAAGGACAAGAAAGACTTATTAAGTCCGCTATATTATTTTCAGAACTTATAAGAGTTCCATTATTATTCACTTTTATAGTGGCCCCATTTTGGTTCTTATCGCCGTACAATAAAACTTTAATATTATGAGCTTGTGCCCATTTATCAAGTAGTTGTAGAGATCCTGCATTTAAAAATTGTGCCTCATCTACAAATATATATTTAATAGAATCATCCTCTTTAAATAAAGCATCGATTTCTCCATCCGGAGTCACACTGCTGTTTATATAGCCGGTAGTTTCATCTCCCTTTATTTCGTACTTTTCCTTTTTACTATCATCATCTAATGATGCAATATCGCCATTATAAATTAAAGTGCCATTGGCAGATCCTCCAATTTTATCTATAAGTTCTGATTGAAGGAACGCTCGTTCTTTTGGAATATTTAATAATTCTGAATAAGGCTCCAATTGAGTGGCAGTTGGAGCAGCTACAACTACTTCAATATTTTTTCCTTGCTTTTCAGCATCCTTTTTTAACATTTTATATGTCAAAGTAGAAACAGCAGTAGTTTTTCCAGACCCAGTACCTCCCTGAATTCAGAATATATTTTCTAATACGCCAAGACTACTTCAATGTACCTCTTTTTTATCTTTGTCCGAGATACTCTCAGGTAATTCTACTTGTTTATCTTTTATGGCATTTAATATTCCAGGAAATACTGACTCACTCTGATTTTTAGCAAATTGATAAGAAATAAGAGTTGCCAATTCTTGTTGCATCAAAGGAGTATAAGGATAATCCTCTTCATTTACAGCTTCTGAAAGAGTTTTATAAAATTCTTCATAGTCTTCATTTAATAAAGCTCCAGAAACAATAATCATTTGAAGATTAGTAGGCTTATTTTTAGTCTCATCAGTAAGATACTGACCGGCATTTATTTCTCCATAATTACCAAGTTTGGCATCTGGTTCTAGCATTTCTCCTAAAAGTTCACCAACTTTTTGTAATGAATTGTTAGATACTTCAGTATTCGCTAATATTTCAGCCCTTACTTGCTTTCAGAATGCAATAAATCTTTTCTTAAAATCAACATAATTTGAACGATCCTGAGTCGAAAGATCTGTGTAATTATCTCTCTTACCAGTATCAGTTTTTTCCCAAATGTCTTTAAGATTTACATTAAATTTATTTTTAAACTTACCAAGTCAAGTTGCCGGATTATTAATATCACCTGTAAGAAGAGTTTCCATAAATGATTTATGAAAATAAACTTCTGATTTTTCTGCATATCCCTCTTTAACAAATTCATTTTTAGCATTAATATCTAAAAGAGTATCTACAACACTATTTAGATAAATCAAGTCTTCTACTAATCTATTTTTAGTATTTTGAGATATTTCTGCAAATTTTATATCGCCCTCTTTTCCTGGTATAAGATTTAAATAGTGATTATAGCCATCAGAAGCTGCTTGAATTGCAATTTGCGCAAAATTTAAAAGTGCCTTAATTTTTGTTAAAGCCTCTTTTGCGCCTGGCCTTAATGCAAACGATTCCAGATCTTTAGACTTTAATAAAGATTTTTTCTGTTCTTCTATAAATTCTAAAGCGCTTCTAACATCGTCATCTACAGTGATGCTCATATTTTGTAAAATATCAACAACACCATAATGTTTTATACTTTTTCTAAGATCATCTGCAGTTTTAAGAAAATCAGTGAGGTTTGTTCCAAATAAGAATTTTTGTATTCCGTCAACTACCCTATTAATTTCTGAAGCAATTTCTTCATCAGTCATTTGTACTTGATGCCCATTTTCATTTTTCTGCCAATCTACATCACCTTGTAAATCTGTCTTAATTAATTCAAAGGCATCAATTATACTTTGTGAATCCCCGGATTGTAATGCTTGTTTAATATTATCTAACCAACCCATCGCATGATTAGAAATTCCCTCATCCATAATATAATCAGGCATTAATGTGGAAAGAATAGGAACATCACTGTAATCATTGATTCATTCTTCTGGAGACGCATCTGATAAATTTTCAATAATATCAAAAGCTGTTCCAATAACACGATTTATTAAAAGCTCTGTTTCAGAACCATCAATAATATTATCCTCTTTAAGAACACCAAGATAACCAAGTATTTCATCAGTAAGTTTACTAAATTGATTCTGAATCATTACTCTAGATTGAGCCTTTTCTTCCTCAGAAGCGTTTGAATCAATAATTCTATTCGCAGATTTTATTCCATATAAGAAAGATTGAAGTCTACTCTGAAAAGCCTGCCCTAGTTCAGAGGTAGCAATTTCTGCAAATTGTGATTGAATTTCATCAGGATGAATTAATTCATAGTCATCTACAGCTTGTCTTGCATCATCAAGTGTTGCCTGAGCCTCAATGATATCATTTCTAATTTGCTCACTTTCTTCCGAATTAGGATCTAAATATTCTAATTTTCCATGAAGTTGTTTCAATAACGCTTCCTGTTGTACAATGGTAATTTTATTATTTTTATACTTTTCATATTCGGGAGATTTATAATGTGCAAAATGGACATAAAATGGATTATCAACAGTATCTTTTAATTCCTCTTCAGCTTTTTGTAAAAGAGGATTTAAAGACTCTCTTGTAGCTTTAAACAATTTAAATAAAGTCTTACCGACTGCCTGAACTTCAAGAATATTATTATCCTTTTCCATATATGTATCGTATTCATTACGATAAAATTGTTTTTCGCCCGTAGTTAAATCCTTAACATTTATATGATACTTAAGTAGCATATAATTAGAAAATCCAGACTCTCCCTCAAATAATCCTGTAGAATAATTGGCATCGGTTTTGCCTTTTGAATCTACTCCAGTAATAGAATTCACTAAAGTTTTTTGAAGTTCTCCATCAGCAATAAATAAAGCCTGATCTATATATTCTTTATCATTTTCATGATTAAAAAACGCATCTCTCTGTTTTAATAAATCCTGCAAAAGTTTTTGTAAACGTTCTTTTTCTTTCGAAGGTTTTTCTTCTTCTTTTTTATCATTGGGAACGTTTTCATTTAATTTATCAAGTTGTGATTGTACAGAAACTATCTTTCCGGCCAACTCTACAAGATCATCCATAAAAGTAGTATGCATTTGAAGTTTTTTGATTGCTAAAGTGAGTTCATTATCAAACCCCTCAATTCCATCAAAATTTCCTCCAAATTCCGACAAATATCTTTTTACTAAATTATTAGTAATTCCTGCATCATCTAAAATATGTGTAAGTCGATCTACTTCATGAACTATTAAATTATATGCGAAATCATTTTGATTATCTAATCCAGAAGCTGGAGAATAATCATATGTCTTATTTCCTTTTTCGTCTACTTTTTCTTTAACATTTTTTATAGACAAATTTTTATTTCCAAGAAGACCTTTATTTCTATAAAGTCTTGCCTTTTCCTTTATTTCATCACCATGACCACTTAAGATTAAATAAAGCATTTGTTCATTTACATCCTTAAGATTAGCAATGGTAGGTCTGTTATATATTTTATTTTCGTATTGAGTAATGCCCTCAAATACCATTCCTCCGAAAAAGCCACCACCAAAAGAAGTAACATATCTTTGTAAAGCTTCAGAAGGACTTCATCCAAAGGACAATTCTTCCGCATCATTGGAAGTCATATCCATTCCAAGAGCTTCACAACCCTTAAATAGGGCTTTTACAAGGTCTTGCGATACCTCTTCAACTGTTTCTTCAAAACCTTCATTTACTGAACGATTTATGATAATTCCAGCAAGAGTTTTAAATTTTTTGCCCGCATTATTCGCGGTTGTTAAATCTTTAGGAGTTCCAGATAAAGGAGAGGCTACAAACTTCTTTCAACCTTTTTGTATGCCATTTTGTATCTTAGAAAAAAGAGTAGCCGCTTCTTCTGCATTTTTAATAGGTTCTGCAAGATTGGGTTTTACTGCAGTTGCTTCTGCTGCAGCAAGACGAGCTATATTTTCCTTACTGTAATTTTTAATTACATTATTGACTTCAGACTCGTCTAACCAGGTACCTTTAAATAAAGCGTCTTTGAAATAATTGGTATTCATTAAACCGTATAGTGCTCCCATTGTAGCAAGCATTCCTAATCCTGCTACAGCATCACTTGCACCCGCATCTTTAAATGCAGCGTATGTATCAGTTGATGAAGTTAATGCCATATAACCAAGAGATAATCCTTGCGCAGTTTTAGATGCGGCGAGCATATTATCTCCCCCCTTAAGTAAAAACTGTGAGATATTGGCGACCTGTCTCTGAGAGAATAGCTGAGTGGCACTAGAACGAATAATTTCCCCCATATTTTCAAAAGACATAAATTTGCCTTTTGCCGCATCAGATTGTGTAGGTTTTCAACGTTGAACCCAATTTTCAGTTTGTGTTAACGCGTTAACATAAGGACTATCATGATCACCCAAGATACCACTAACTCCTTTAAGTAGAGTGGGCATAGAACTAGCTAAACCGCCAACTAATCCAAGAGTTCCCCATATGGCAGATGTTCCAGGAATTAAAAGCGGAGCAACATAAGATATTGTTTGTGCAATTGTCTTTCCAATACTTTTATCTATACCATCACTATCCCAAATATCCCATTTATTTAAAGGAGTTCCATCAACAGTAATAGTATCAGAAAATCTTAAAACCTCTTTTCCATAAGAGGCTCTATTTCCAAGCTCTTCATAATAAGGATCGCCATCAATTAATTTATACTCTCCTTTTTTATGTGCAACTTGTTTACCATTTTCTTCGTGAGTTCCATTCTCATCATAAGTGGCCAAAACATAAGTGGGAGCAAAAATGGATTTAAATAATTTCATTGTGTTAGGAGTAAATCCCAACCCATTTCCATCCATATCACGTACTTCATTATTTTGGGCAATTTCCCTCATACTAAATACTGGATCTCCGATATGCCCAATGCCAGTAATACTCTTTGCTCTTCTGCCGAACTCTCCGGTACCATTAACTATAACGGCGGAAATGTCTTTTACATTAGTTTTTAATGGTTGGGTTCAATCTAGTGGATCTTTAGCGAAGCTTTCTAACAACTTTTTTTCATAATCATCTTTACTAAAAGTATTATAAACACTTACAACACTATCATAAAAATTATTAAATTTTACTTCACTAAATTTTCCATCATCACCTTTAAAGGCATCATTATTTACTACTGCATCAATATTTTTATAATAATCTCTATCTTTAATTCCAGTATTATCTGCAGTAACACCATGCAAAATCATATCCTCAAAAGTAGCTTCAGGTTGATTAAGCATTATGGCAAACATATCGTTTTTTCTATTGTCCATAGTTATATATTCATTGATCATTTGCTGTAGTAGATTGGACTAAATTTCCCAACTGCTCTTTTTCAGCGACCTTTGTAAAAGTATCTTTTGGATAGTATTGTTCATTAGACATCATGAAACCTTGAATAGGATCGGTAATTGGAATGTATACATTTCCATAATAAAAGTCATTATTTTTGGCACTTTGAACATTATGGATTTTAACCGTCTTTTTATTAGCATCAAGTTTTCCGTACTGAACGAGTTTGTTATAATCCTCCTTTAAAGCACGTCCTTCAGTCCTATCTAAACGCTCTAAATATTTTTCAGATTCTTTATTAATTTTTATTAAATCGCGACTTGCATATGCAGCAATCGTTAAGAATATTCCCATTTTTTCGGGCTTGATAATTAGATTGCCATTTTGATATTCAACGTCATCAGAGATATTAGAAAGTCTTTCTTTAATTTCAAGTTGGCTCATTCCAGGATGATCCTTTATATAAACCATTTGTTCATTATATTTTTCAAGTAAATCAAAGTCAGGAACAACTTCTCCATTTGGTCCCATTTTCTTTGGAAGAGCCACTCTTGTAATATTAGAAGTTCCGTCTCATACAAGTGCTTTTCTTTCTTGATTCCCAACAACTTGATTGCCGAAAGTTAAATCTTCAAGATTTGCTCCCGCAATTCCTCAAATTTGAGGCAATAATACTTCTAAATTGTTGCGATACAGCATTTGTTTTTTATTGTCTGTTGGAGGACCACCATTTCATGCAGCTATAGCCATCATTCCTGTTTCAGAAGATCTAGCTGCTCTAGGGCTAATATATGCAGTTGTTTGAGTAAGATGTCCTCTAGAAATTTCATCAGGTAAAGTTCCCTGTGTTAAAGGATCACTTCCAGAAGATCCACTTCCCCCACCAAAACCAGCTTCTTTTGAAGCAGTCTGATCATAATCTGCACTAAGAGTTCTGTCAGTATTATAATACATCA